AACCACCAGTAACAGTAAAAAGTGTCTGCCCAGGAGTAGCAGTCACACTTATGGTCTTCGCGGCAACATTATTTGTGAGTGATACAGGATTGCCTATTGACATCTTATTACTTTTTTAGGTATTTATAATCCAGATGCTGCCTCGTCTGCTCTTCTTCTCCAAGGAGTTACAGGTTCACCTCTTTGATATTTTCTTGGATTCAAAATCTTATCTTTTGCTTCCAATGCTTTTGCTTCCTGCTCTGCTTGAATATTGGCAACCAGTGTTGGTTCTGCATCAAAACACCACTCAAGCACTTCATCTTCTTCTAAATCATCAAATGCAGTGAATGATGTTGCTGCAAGTCCTACAGTGTTTAGGTTCACATCAAATACAGCAAACTCAGTGACTGTTTTTGATTCAGTAACTGTGGTTGCAATACCTACTGGTGACTCCATATCATAAATGGTGGTCTCATAAGTATGGTCAAAAGTAGTTGATGAATGGAGATAGATTTGTGCTTGGTACGCAACATTCTCCAATCCATCAACTTCACCAATGGTATAAATGTTTGGAATTGTGTATGCGTGCTGAACTGAATTTGATGTGATTATCATTTGCCTTTTTTAGTTATTTATTTTACTTGGCATTACTATAATTTATTGGTGACTCTGCGAAGGCGGCAAAGATATAAACGTCACCACTTGTATCGTTTGGTGTATAACTTGATCCAGCACGAACTTTAAATCCGTTTGAAACAAAATCAAGTCTTGGTTGTGTTGATGCTTCTGCGTCTGTATCGTTAGCCTCTAAGAAGTTTGAGGCGACGTTGACAGGATCGCGTGAAGAGTCAAGTATCATCCATCCACCTGCTCGTGTTGTGTTTTTCACTATTACCCATGCCGGTTTAAACCCACAATATGCAAATGGTCCATCACTATTTGCATTTGCAACAAAACTTCCAAACTTACTGAAGCCTTCAATTTCTGCCCAACTGTAAGTGATATAAGTGCTTCCAGAAACATTAGTTGATTCGGAAGTTCCAGTATTTAAATAAATCAAACTACTATCTGGTCTTTGATATAAAGGATGATTAGCAGAACTTACACTACTTTGTTCGGAACTGGTTGCACTTAAATACAACCAATTTGGATAAGTTGTGTGAGATAACCCAAGTGAAGAATGATAAACGCTCCAATTATTTGTACCACCTGTCCTTCTCTTCATTACAATAAACTTTGGAGTTTTTCCAAGACCGTGACCGAATGTTCCTTGAGCACCAGTTCCTGTAAAAGACACAATACTAAACCCAGCGTCCTGATTCACAGAGACCACAGAGGTTATTGAACCATCTGTGTTTGTTGATGTGGTGCCTGCTCCTGCTCTCCAACACCATGCCACATATGGGTCTCCAGTGGACTTATTAACCTGATCTCCATTTGTTGATGCATTCAAACTAAATCCATCACTACTCACAGAATTCAAATATCCCCATTTTGGATCTGTGGCACCATTATCAACTAAACTTTCTGAGTTGGTAGATGAAGATGCTAATTTAGTTCCTGAACCAAATCCTCTCACAGAATCTTGGAGCACATGGTCGGAAGCACCATTTCTTCTCTTAATCCAAACCAAATCTGGAGTAAATCCAATACCAGTAATACTTCTACCACTATTACCATCACCAGTATAAAGCACACTCTTAAAGTAATCACCGGGATCAGAAATCGCAGGAGTAGGTAAGTTGTCCTCACATAATGCTAGGAAACCACTTGGAGGTTGATACTTGAAGAGTCCTTTGCCGTTGCTGTCTGTGAAGGTTCCTGCTGCTGCTACGTTTCCAGAGAATGTTGGGTTTTGACCGAAATTATGAGAACATGCTTGGTGTCCTTGAGTAGCAGGAGAAACAAAAGAATCTGTTGAACCAACGCCACAAACAGAATTTATATTTGAGAATGCAGCATTAGTGCCTGCAGCAGGGTCTCCACTTGCAAACCAAGTTCCACTCTTACCCCAATAAATTTTTCCATTTGTTTTGTCTAATGCACACATTCCTATTTCGTCAACACTAAAACCACTACCATAAGAATCAAAACTTGCATTATTTCTCTTATTTCCATTACTCTCATAAATTGACCAAGAATCAAGTGTTTGCCCAATATAGTTTGTTCCTAATGAACGACCAACAGCAACAATTCCATGATGATTAATCATCGTTCCCGATGATGTCCTAAATTCCCAATACCATTTTCCAGTTGATACTCCAACAGTTGATTTTATAGCATTATTAGAACCCGTAGTTCCATTTGTCAGGTTTCCATTTGTCAGTGTCCCAGTATTATTTGCTTTATCTAATTCATTCAAAGTAGCAAAGTTATTCGCAGTGCAATCAGGAACTGCTCTCCAAGTCGCAATACCTACTGGTGTATAAGGTTTCGGAACATCAAAACCACCTTTGTATTTTGCAGTATTATAAACACGAAAATCTTGTAAGTATCCTTGATATAGGTATGATGTGCTTGAGTATCCACCAACAACCAGATTAGTTCCAGTAATAGATTCTGTTGCAGTCGTATTAACACCGACTGCAACTCCATTGACATATAAAGTTGCAGTTCCAGATTTTCTTGCCAATGCAATGTGATTCCACTGACTAGTTGTTAATATTCCAACATCAGTTCCTACACTAGAATCACCAACTTTTGCCAAAATTCTACCAATTCCACCTCCACTTGGACCTGCACCTTGAACGATTACAAGTCCACCTGTATAGGATGCTTTTATTCCTCCTGCAGTATCTGATGTTTGGAAAAATCCTAATTGTGAAGGAGACCCAGTGCCATTTACATTATTAGAATTTGCCCAGAACTCAACAGTAAAGTCGCCAGTTCCAAAGTTAAAATCAGAACTAGAAGCAAATGTAATTCTATCATCAGTTCCATCAAAAAATCCAGAACTTCCATAATATGCTGCAGTGTTTGCGATACTGACATTACCAACTAAAGTTCCTACTTTAGCACTTCCACTACCTTTAATAATTGCAGAATAATCACCAAATCCAGTGTTAATACCAACATTCGTTCCATTGGTACATAAACCACTACTTACAAAAGGCAGAGCAAGAACCAAGTTCGCAGCATAAGGGTCTGCTCTTAAAACATCAGTATAACCTAAACCAGCAGCAGCAGTTGATGCAACACCAACTCTTGGTTGTGGTAGTTTCTCATTGAGTGTGATAATACTATTAGGTTCACCGTGGAAATCAGCACCAAAGTTTCTACTATCATTCATTGGAAGATAGAAACCATTAACGCCAAAACCACCTCTGCGGTTGATTTCAGTTTTGATGACTCTTGGTGTCTTTGGAACCCATTGTCCTGGTCTGAAATCAGTTGCTTGTGTAGAACCAGTAGAGATATAACCCTTTCCTTCCTTATAGAAACCAAACACATCTGGTGTAAGTGCTTGACCGTCTATGAAGAAGACATCAGACATTTCACCATTATAATAATTTCCACTGGATATTAAAGCACCTATGTAAAATTGCGTTAAAGAATTTATATCAGTATCAAAATTTATAGTGGGATAATTTGCTGTTCCAAGATTTGTCTGTCTATCACCATTAAAATATATCTGTATTCTATTTGATTCTACTTCTTGTGTAGTATCTACTGACACCACAAAATGGCACCAATTAGACACATCCCTGAAAACATTACTACTGACTAAAGCATCAGTGGGAGAAGATGCATCGGCGTGTTCATATCTAAAAGTATTTCCACTATCAAGTCTAAACTGTGTAGAATTATCGTCATCAACACCTTGATGAAAAATTGCAGTAGTTGCTCCTATTTTATTTCTTTTTATCCAACCACTCCAAGTCCATACCTTACGATTACCAGTACTTGTGGGAGTTCTTTTTAAATATTCGTTTGCCATTATTGCTTACCTCAACCTAAAATAGTGGAACCAGAAGGGAAATAATCACTGATAATCTCTACCCAATCAGTGCCATTGTAGAACTCTAATGCACTATTGGATGTGTTGTATCTTATATATGGAGCACTTCCAGAAGGTCTTTGTGCTGTAGTTCCTTGTGGTAGTGCAATACCTTGTGTTGATTGGGATAAGTCTAATGAAGTCTTTGGCGATGATGTATTAATACCAATCGAAGTAGTAGCATTTAATGTGACTACTGTTGATATTCCAGAGGTTACATTAATATTACCAGTAACGTTTCCTACTACATTACCAGTAACGTTTCCTGTAACATTACCAGCAAAAGTAGTAGCAGTTAAAATTCCACTAACGACTAAACCACTATCTGCAATGGTTACAGTCCCAAGACCAGAACGATTATTAATACTATTAACTCTGATTTCTGATGCCATTTGGGTTCACTATCCCCCGTTAGTTTTTAGTTATTTATCAGTTTGGGTGGTGGTGTTTTGGTATGAGTGTATGTAATTATGTAGACTAAGAAACTTGATAAGTTGCTGCTCCAATAACCTCTGCACCATTTCCATAGATAGATGGACCGTTTGTTACCGATGCTCCACTTGTGGACTGGGAAACATTAGTTATATTTGTTAATCCGGGGGATAGGTAAAATGCCAAAAAGATTACATTTGTAGCAAGAGAAAAATATCCTCCATAATGCCCAGCTGAAAAAATAGTCGGTGCAAAGGGAAACCCAGAAATGGAGTTCACACTGCCTGTTCCAAGTACATTAACTTTCAATCGGAATTGAACAGTAACAACATTGCCGACTTTTGTATATCTGCCGTCTTGCGCGGTATAGGTAGCATTTCCGCCAAGAGTCGGAGTCCAAGTCCCTTCCTCATAATCACTCAACAATTCAGAAGTCATCCCAGCAGCATTACTTGCCGCAGAGAAGTCAATACCATAACCATTACCAACAATAAGATTGCCACTGGAAATAGTAAAATTCCCAGTGGCATTACCAGTAATATTACCAGTTACATTACCAGTAACGTTTCCAGTTACATTACCAGTAACACTTGCTCCAATAGAAAGAGTCGCACCAGCAGAATCATAAAAATTCAACGCACTTACCTGTGCCGTGATGCTATTAATACCAGAAATACTATTCGGACGTATAACTGTCATTTTGGGTTCACTCTCCCCCTATTTTTAGGTATTTAGACAACAACATAGTTGCCATCAATGGTTAATGTTCCACCGATGGTTACTGGTCCTGCTGCTAGACCATTGAAATTTGTTCCGATGTAATGGTTTCCATTTAGGACATTATCAAAGATAACCATTCCATTACTTACATAAACTCCTTGGAAAGAATTTCCTGCACCAACTAAACCTGGATTATTAAGTGTTGAAGTATTAACACCAATTGATTTGGAGGTTGCAATACCTGCATTATAACTAGCCCAAGTTCCACCTGCTCCACCTTGAATACTTACATCAACAGTTTTAAGTGATGAATTGTATACAAAAGTATTTCCTACACCGATAAAATTAATTGCTGTAATAACACCAGTAGCAATATCAATACCACCTGACTGAATACCAATGTTAAATCCACCAACTGATGAAGTAACGCCAGATACTGTTAAATCTCCACCAACAGATAATGAACCTGTTGCATTAGGGATGGCAATATTAAATGCTTTATATGCAACTAACTCAAGAATATCACCACTTTGTGCGGCACTTGTAAGACCGACTGTGCTACCGTTTGATGCAACATAGTCTTGTCCTTCAATTAACTTTGCCCCATTTAAGAATGCATCAACATATCCAACAGAATAACCAGCAGCAAAAGTAAAATCTGTTGTTACTCCTGTTGGAGAGAATGTTTGTCTGGCAATAACTACTGATGAATCGCCAGGCGCTCTTCCAATATAACCGTTACGATCTGCCATATTATGCTACCCCAGTAAGAATTGACAATGAAGCATCAATAGCATTTGCAGTATCGCAATAGATTCTGAGTTCATCACTACCTTCTAGTAGTGTCTTACCAGTATCTGAAATTACAAATGAACTTCCTGCAGGAACTGGAATCTTACTTGCGATTGCAACACCAACTCCAGCACTTGCATCATAAACTTCTACAGTCAAACTGACTGAATTGTTAGTATTATTAGCAAATGTGCCACCAATCAGAATACTCTTGGTTCCTGGTGGTGAGGTATATGCTGTAGTAACACCAAGGAATCTAACTGTTTGACTTGAAGTTGATGCAGTGTTTGTTGAATCTCTGTCAACAACAACTTGACCAGCACCAATTGAAGAAACTTTGCTACCAGCAATGAAATTAGTATTATCTACCAAATCACTTACAGCAATTCCAACAGTAGAAATACCAGTGATTAGATTAGTTGTAATTCCAATAGAGCCTGCAGAACTGGTAGTTACAATCCCCGCTGCTCTCTTTAATGCGTTTGAAAATGATTCTGCCATTGTTCTTTATGTGTTAAGAGTATTTATTAACCGCCAAGGGCGATAACAAGACCAAGTGAGACTTGGGGATTTATAGTAACTGTTGCAATTCCAGGTGCAGTTTCTGGAGGAACAGCAACTGTAACTGTTCCATTTGTCATACGATAATCAACTATCGTAATACCAGTTCCAATGACTGTTCCGCCAGATGAAATACCAACTGTTGCAGTTAAACCAGTTGCTAGTCCAGTTAAGTTGGAACCATCACCAACAAAAGAAACTGCATTTACTGTTGTATCTGTAACTGTTACACTGGATCCAATAGCAAGACGAACTCCGTTTGCCATTGTCGTTGTTCCAATGGCAAGACCATAATTAAATGCAAATGCATCAGTAGAAAATCCAAGAGTGCCACTTCTAAACCACATCAATTGCTTGTATGTGTCTGGAAGTGTATTAATTCCAGAAGCAGCAAATGGTACTAGAGGGCTTCCCTCAGTTGATGCAATTGCAATTCCAGCGTGATTTGCAGTATCATCGTTTGGAGTTACAACAGTTGTAAATCCAAGGATAATATCTTTATTGGAAATATAAACATCTTGACTCTCTAATGAGAAGAAAGATCCACCAATCGTGATGTTTCCTATAACATCAAGATTACCACCAATATTAACGGATTTTTCAACTCCTAGTCCACCTTTAATTACAACTGCACCGTTGCTATATGTAACGGAATCAGTTGTATTGTTGATAGTTGTGATACCAGCAACATTTAGACCATCTTGAATATAGACATAATCATTGAATGTTGAAAATCCAACAAATGTTGATACCCCACTTACATTCAGTGTCGTAGCAGTAACTCCATTACCAGTTACATTTAGACCATCCTGAATATAAACATAATCATTGAAAGTTGAGAATCCAACAAACGTGGAAACACCAGCAATACTCAGTCTATTTCCAAATAGTGTTGATTCCGATGTGGTAATGCCAGTAAATCTTACGTCACCCTGAACATAAAGTGCAGTTTGTCCAGTAGAAACTGGAGAGCGAACGTCTAAAAGATAAGATGGGTTTGCTGTTCTGATACCAACAGATTGTCCAACACCCAATGGTCCAGCAATAACGCTGAAAATACTTCCACCAACACCAACTCTTAATTCGTTCTCAAAAGTACCAATACCAGAAACGGTAATGTTTGTTGCACCAATGCCACCGACAGCTGCAGCAGGACCGTGAACGTGTAAGGTATATCTCGGAACTGTTGTGCCAATACCAACCTTATTAGTATCTGCATTCGCAAGGATAAGGTTAGTATCAACCTCTAACCCATTTTTGACTACAAAATTCTTATTGACAGCCATTAGGGTTCACTCTCCCCCCGGTTATTTTCAATTATTTATGCTCAAACAAACGTCAGGCTTCCGTCACCTCTCCAAATATAAATTCTATACTGACCAACAACATTATATTCAACATTTCCGGTTGTAATTGCAGCATTGAATGATATTGGATAGCGAATTATTACAATACCACTTCCACCTCTAGCACCATTTTGATTAGCACCACCTGCTCCACCACCACCACCTAATCCATCAGTTCCTTGGCTAGGTAATCTATAAATTGTACTTCCTGTTCCGTATTGAACACCACCTTGTCCACCACCACCAGTTCCACCAGTTCCACCACCTACAAATGGTTGACTTGTGAAAGGATCCCAATATTGTCCTGCTCCACCACCACCTGCATAGATGATTGATGTTCCAGTGATTGAAGACTCTTTGCCATTACCACCATTTCCTGCAGCAGAGAATGAAGATGTTTTATCTCCACCTGCAGATCCTGCACCACCTCCGCCACCACCACCTGGATATGGTGGAGAGCCTGTATATCCCTGACCACCACGATTGCCTTGTCCAGATAAAGAACTTCCACCAGGGAAGAAGAAAGGTGATCCATCACGAGGACCACCACCACCGCCAGAACCACCATCTGCACCAGCAACTCCATAATTACCACCACGACCACCACCAAAAGCAATTAGACTTAAAGCCGTGCCACTTATGATAGAAGAGTTACCACCGTTAGATGCACTATTGTCACTAACTGCACCCGCGCCACCTTGTCCAACAACAACGACAAATGATGGGATATATTGACTTATAGTTCCTGTTAAGAATCCTCCAGCACCACCACCACCTGATTGGAATGATCCTCCACCACCGCCACCGGCGACAATAAGGTATTCAAATGTTGGAGTGCTTAATGGTATACCAGCAGCAGAACTTGAAACTCTTAGAATAACTTTAGAGTCTGCATTACTGCCACCCAGAGAAGTAGAAACAAGGTTTACTGATCCATCATAATATCCAGAACCTCCACCACCTCCAGCACCTGATTGTCCACCAGTTCCACCAGTTACACCATTACCACCATTACCACCTTCAATACCTCTTCCTGCAGTTTGAATGATATTATATCCTGCCTTATATCCTCTAGAAATTGAAGCAGTATTTGATACTAATGTTCCATCAGGTAGTCTAAATTGAGTTGTGCCGATATCGTTACAAGCCCCAATACCTTGCTGTTGCCAATAGATTCCTTTAGTGCAAGGAAGAGCACGACCTGCATTTGGTTGAATTGCTTTTGTATCTGGTGCTGTTGGATTTTGGGAAGTTAAAGAACCAAATACTCCATTAGAGGGCAATTCTGATGGTCTGATGGAAGCACCACCAGCACCCAAAAGTCTACCAGTTCCTTCTTGCCCAGCGACATTAATACCACCACCAAAACCACCTTTACCAGAGACTCCTGCAGACCCACCTTGACCAACGGAAGCAATCAGTTTTCCTTTTCTATAAACATAAGGAGCATTGATATTTGAACCAACACCTTCTATCACATATTCAACATTTCTTTCCATCGTAAAACGAATTCTGGAGAATCCACCTTCCCCACCAGGATTTGAACCACTATCAACACCTTTTCCACCATATAAATCCATCTCAACATTAATGTCTCTGTTTGGGGAATAGAGAGAAACATAATTAACAGCAACTCCTGCTGCTGCTTTTGACGAGAACCCACCAAATTCATAGTCACCGTTATTCAAATTAACACTTGAAAGTGTTGCAGTATTAGTATTTCCTATTGATTCTATATTAATTGTTGCAGTATCTGCAGTTGGGAGAGATGCAAACGTAACAGTATTGCTTGTAAGTGGTGAATTTGATGCTAATGGGCTTGATACTACACAATAAACATTTTGAACTGTTGCATAATCAGATCTAATTGTGAAATTCTTAGTTTTAGTTCCAGAAAGATATACATTCTGGTTTACTAATGATGTTGCAACAGTGCTATCATCAGTTATATAATCATATGAAATACTCATAAATCCATCGCCATCATTTGTGCTTTGGCTTTGTAGAGTTGCAAGACCCGAATAATATTCAGAAGTTCCACCACCGCCACCACCAGCGCCAAAACTCTTATCTCTTCCATTACCACCACCGCCGCCACCTTGACGACCAGCACCTCCGCCGCCGCCTCCAGACCCATCAAGACCGGTGAATCCAGAATCAGCACCAGCACCACCAGCAGAAGCAGACATTCTATCATTACTTGTAGCACTAAACTCACCAGCAGTTCCACCACCACCAGCACTACGTTCCCAAGCGCCGCCGCCACCGCCACCACCGCCTCCAGCGATTATAATATTTCCTCCCCATTCAGCGATACCAATACCAGTGGCTCCTCCACCACCGCCACCAGTTCCTGAACATCCAGAGGCATTACCACCTCTTCCACCATTTGCTACCCCAGTTCCTCCATTTGAACCTCTACCAAAACATCCAGGTCCGTCATTTCCTCTCTTACCAATTTTAAATGTTAGTGTTTTTCCTGCAGCAGCAGATCCTAGAGTAAATCTACCTTGTCTTCCTGCAGCTCCTCCACCACCAGATCCACCACTATCATCTCCACCCCTTCCACCTTTAGCTCCAGCAACAGACATTTGAATATTAGTTGCAGATGAAGGTAATGTTAATTGACCATCGTTAGTGAAAGATTTTGTTTCAGATACTCTATAGGTAAACATCCCCGATGGAGGAGTAAATGATTGTTGAAGGAGAGCAGAGTATTTGGCAACTCCAACATATACCCTAAGGTCATTAATATAAAATCCAGAAGTAAAGTTTCTATTTGATGCAAGGAACCAATATTCAATACCATTATAATTAAGAGGATTGCCTCCCTGAAAATATCTAACAAATTGCCCATCAAGGTGAGCACCAATTGTTCCATTTTTTCTAGTAAATGCAACATGATGCCAAGTATTTGCTCTTAATCCGCTTATATTGATAGTTTCATTTGTTCCATTAATGTCACTTTGCCAAGTAATGCTGCCACCACCAAGAATAATACGTGGAACATATCCATTGGGATTGGTTCCAAATGGAGAATAATTAACCTCGTGAGGGGAATATAAGAAAGAGAATATCTGTCCTGGACCAGCATAACTAAAATCTTCCGAATAAATCCAAGCTTCAATAGTAAAGTCACCTCTTCCAATTGCAGTTCCTGTTCCAGTATTTGCACCAATCCAGGATTCTTTAAAAGTATCTACTCTTGGAATTTCTATTGGTTTTCTTGCCGAGGAACCATAAAATTTTGATCTTGAATTTGATATGGTTATAGTTCCACCATCAGAATAATTAAAAGTTCTAGTGGCACTAGTAGTTCCAGTAACCAATGAACTCTTATCCGTAATTCCAAAGTCAGAATTAAATGGAAGAGCGACTTTTAAGAAAGGTAAAGTTTCATTGATTGGTGTGAAAGATTCTCCTGCACTATATTTTGCAATTCCAGAATATATACGAATATTCTGCATATAAAATCCAGAAGTGAATGTGCGAATAGATGCAAACATCCAATATTCAATTCCAGTATAGTCAGTGTTATCTGCTGGATTAGAATAGAAGTATCCGCCATAAGTAGATTGACCATTTACATATACATAAATGCTTTGTTCATTTCTAACAACTGCAATATGATTCCATTGATTAGCAATCAAACCACTCTTTGATTGAATAGTAGTTCCTGATGGATTTTTATAAACTACACTACTACCTTCAATTCGGATATAAGGAACTTGTCCGATTGCAACATCTGTAGGACTTCCGTTTCTTGCGCGTGGATAGCAAAAATCCATTCCACCTTGACCACCAAAAGTAAAGTCTTCTGGATAAACCCAGGCTTCTATACAGAAGTCATTACGTCTAAAAGCACTTCCTGCTCCAGTGTTAATATCAATATGACTTTCTCTAAAGTCATTACTTTGTGGAGTAATGATTGGTTTTCTAGCAGAAGCAGTGTAATATTTTGATTGTGCTGATGAGATCGTTATAGTACCACCATTTGCATAGTTATTGACTGTTGCATTATTTGGCGATGTATCAGAAAATCCACTGGTAGAATTTAAAGGCAAATCTGCCTTTAAAAAATTTCTTGGGGTTGAATATAAATCTGTTGCAGCAATAGTAGTTGATGATGCAGTTTGCTTAGTTAGTGTTCCGTCGTTTACGGGTGCTCCATCGAGATACCATTGATAAGATATGTTTGTATCATTATTAGTTAATGCTGCATCAATATTAAAGGTTGTATTCTGATTTACAAGCGTATTTCTGTTTGATGGTTGGGCAACGATTTCAAGTAGAGGATCAATTGTAATTGTTGCTATACCAGAAGATATTGGATCATTAAAGGCATTACCAGTAGAGCGAGTAGTGCCAGCAGTAACTGCAGATCCAACAGGTTGAGAGTATGCAGATGGGGTATAGTCTGCAACAAGGTAGAATTGTCTACCACTATCAATTGGAGTTGTTAAATTTGTTAGGGTAAGAGTTGTTGTACCAGAACCAGATATTCTTGTTCCATCAATTAACTCTCCAACTCCAACCTCATACCATTTGTATGATATATTACCAGTTCCCGTTGCTGGATTTACCGGTGCAGTTGGAGAGTCTGTGCTAACTCCAGTAATAAAAGTTGCTGTTGCAATACCAGTTAGAACTACCGTTCCACCATTGCTAGTGGTGAGTCCTACTGGATTCTGAGTAAACGAAAGAAAGGGTCCGTTTAGGTCTAGAGTTGTCTGTCTCATATCAGATTACCTCAGTTAGCAAAGTTTTGACCGACAATTACACCATATAATCCCGCACTTGTAATGTTTGCTCCGTCAAATATCTTGAAGGAGTAAATATCGGATCTACTTGCAGTTGTTGTTACAACTGGAAGAACCCCTCCCCCAGGCCAATAAACTGGAATTGTTACACCACCACTTGTTCGGAAAGTATCAATACCAACAGATCTACTACCCGTTGCATCTTGAGCGATTCTAATTGTAAATTCAGATACTCCGTTTGGAACATTTGTAAGAGTAAACTGAGATATGTTTTCAGTTGCAGTGCAAATGAAGTTTTGAGATGCAGATAGATCAACAGTTACAACATTAGCAGTACTTGTTAAGAAAACAACATTTGTAGAAACTGTTTTTAATCTTGTATGTCCTTCAACATCAAACTTTGCTCTTGGAAGTGTTGTTCCAATACCAACCGATCCAATACCTGTATTTGAGTCTGCATAAAGAATTTCACCATTTGTTCCAACTTTTAATACAGTTGCTGTAGCAATACCAACAGTAATTACCCCGTTTGGATTGGTGATATCATAAGAACCAGAGATGGTTGTTACTCCAGTAATAAGAGTATTTTTTGCAGTAATTAGACCAACAAAGTCTGCTGTACCGTGAACTCTGAGAGAAGTTGTTGCTACTCCAACAGATCCAACTTCAAGACCAACAGTTGGAATTGTAGTTCCTATTCCAACACCAGAAAGACCAGTATTATAAATTCCACCAGCAATAACAGTCCAACCAGTTGCAGAAGCATTCAAGTTGGTCAGTAAGTTTCCATCACCAACAAAGTAAGTCGCGGTTAGGTAACCAACAACATTTGTTCCTCCAATAACATTTAATGCATAGTTATTAGCAGTTGTACCGATACCTACACCATCTTCATCTACACAGAATAGACTTGTTCCAGATCCAACTCTTAACTTACAATTTCCAGGAGTTGTGGTTGCAATACCAACTTGGTCAAAGATTGCAATATTAAGATCTTTTGAAATACTTACATTACCAAATCTACGCCAATCATTTTCTAATGTATAAACCCAACCAACGTATCCACCTTCAGATGGATTGGAGTAGTAAACAACATCGCCTGGGTTTCCTGCAAGAGTTGGAGCAGAAACACCTACAGTATACTTTCTAGAAACTGTAGCATCACCTTGTAAGAATATTGAATTTGCCTCAATACCCTTGCTTGAAGTTGAGGTGAACTTGTTATTAACAATAACTGGTCCATTGAACTCTGAAGTTGCCCTGTTATCATCACCACCTTCTACGCGAATAGAACGAGTAAAGTTTCCTTCTAGTGGATTAAGAACGTTGATGTTTGGAAGAATACCAATGTCTTCACCAGTTACAGTCTGAACTGGAGTATCAAAAATTTCTTCAACACCAGTGATTGTGCTTAACTTCTTATTACCAGAGTATGAAATACCCTTGTCATTCATTCCAGTGTAGAAGTTAATACCACCCTCTCTCTTAGTTGATTGAGCTAGTAGTTCTTCTTCTGCAGAAATTTGACGGTCTTGCTTGTCTGGGAAAGCAGTTGAGTAGTTACCAGGACCAAATCCAACATACTCAAATGTATGACCAGATGCACGGGAGATAGAATGTCTCCTTAGCTCAACTGGGTTTACTTCAATCTTTCTAAGAGTTGAGTTGATTAAGTGTGTTGCAGGTTTTGTTCCGAGAACACCACGGAAAACTTTGATTGGATTTGTTCCAGCAGTTGTTGTCTTTACTCTCAAGATTTCATCATCAACAATCAGATAATCTCCAATATTGATGTCTAGATTTCCTGGACTTGTAACATTAATTTCATCAGTTGTTACTGTAGTAATATCAGCAGATAATACAGTTGTAATACCTGCATATGTTGGAACCATTCTACCGTTAATATTCTCATCTTCAACAACGATTCTTCCATCGTTTGAAGCATAACCTTCACGATATGCAAATAAGGTTCCAGTTGCTGCTGGAGCAGTAGTTCCTACGCCAATGTTAAGAGTAAACTTGTAAGTTGGAACAGAAGAAAGAACATCAAGAACTTCATTTACAACAAAGTCTCCAACGTACTGTGGTTGATTTGCACCAGCAAGTTTAACCTTTTGACCAACTTTTAATCCGTGACTATTTGCACTGATAACAGTTGCAATTCCACTTCCTGCAGTGTAATCAAAGCTGGTGATTCTAATTGCTTCACCAGTCAGATAGAAGTAAGAACCGTTGGAAAGAGTTGCTCCAACACCAGTTGTTGTAATACCATTAAGGGTTGATGCGGAAGAAACAATAATCTTGTTGTCTTCACCAATGTTGATACCAGTAATTCTATACAGATCATTATATCCAGCATAACCTTCAGATTGAACACCTACAACTCTCAGGGTATCGCCAACATTGTTGTAAATATTCGTAACTTGAACAACTGCTTCAACAAAATTACTTTGAGTAGTGACTCCAGTAATTGCAAGAGTGTTGCCAATACCATATGCTGAACCACCATCCATAATCTTGATAGCGGTAATTGCACCAGTAGATCCAACACTAATCTTAGCAGTTGCGTGCTTACCTGTGATTGAACCACCAATAGAAACTAGCTGAACATTATAAATGTCCCCCGCAGTTCCTGATCCATAACCAGCACCTGGTTCATTAATTTGAACTGTTGTAATTCTATTCAGTCCGTGGTCATAAGAACTGGTAATTGTGTGAGATATGCCAGTTTGGGCAGAAACAATGTTCGTAATTCCAATACCAATGCTAGAATCCCGAACAAACTTTTCAACAGTTTCCTTAGTAATACTATTTCTTACATCATCTACAACAACTTCACCAATCAGAGCAGATGCAGCAAAACACTTAGCTGCATCTGGATCTGCAGTTGGATTATCTCTATTTGTTTGTGGGTAGAGTTCCTTAACTGGTTGAGAATACTTTTCTTCAGTAAATGGAGCAACGACTGGTTTGTTAGATGAGTTTAGTATCTGGAGATAGTAAATACCATCTTGTTCACCTTGAACATATTTCTGTTGCTCAGAAAGTCTGTAAACATAGAAGCTATTGTTATATTTCTTTCTCTTAAAGTATGGTAGAGATGGAGTCCTTGCAGAAGTATCATTCGTGAAGGTTCCTGGATCTGTTGCAAGACCAACAGTGAACTGTTTTGCACTGGAAATTCCAGTAACAATAAAGTTTCTGTTAAATCCACTATTAAATGCAGCGGTAGTATTATTGGTGCTAGTGATGTTGGCAAGTTCAACTTCAGAACCAACAGTAAGATTATGTGGAAGTTCAGTTACGATAGTAGCAGTAGATCCAGACCATCTTGCGCCAGCAATAATTCTGAAGTTTCTTTGCTGACTTGGATTGGAAAGAGAACCACTACCAAAATAAGTTTGAACTTCAGCAGTGCTAGATCCAATTGAAGTATTGGATTCCTGCAGGATAAATCCATCAACAGGCGATCTTGCCGAAATTCCAGTTGCTGAAGTCTTTGGAATTACATATCTTACTCTATAAAGAGTATCAATAGAATTTCTGCTATCAGATCTTCTCTTAAAGTATGTTCTAGGTGTTGCTTCACCAAGTCCAGTTGAACCTAGACCTACGATTGTTGTGAAGATTGAATTTTCAGTGGTTGCTGCAGAAACCTTAATATACCATTGAGAATTTGTAGTATCGTATTGAATTGGGTGTCCAATTTCACCTGCATTTTTATCAGATACTCTACTTACAACCTTGAGCAATCCACCTTTCTCGTTGATTGTAAGTGCATTTCCATTCAGTGCATCATCTAGTGTCTTTGCAAGTTTGATATTTGTATTAGTTGTTACGCCACTTGTAATTGCATAATAAACATTGTTTGGAATAAGTCCATCAGGAATTTGTCCACTATCACTGATAATACGGACAGATTCTCCAGGTAGGAAAGTATGTGCTTGAGTAAACGTTAATACGTTTGCGACACCACCAGCACTATAGCTACCGATGCTATTAATACCAGTTGGTCCTTGCTTAACAGTAAATACTTTCTCGCTACTTGTTTGTGAACCAGGCATCACAATACGAGAGCTGTATTCTGTTACAGTTCCAGCATATGATACAAGAACTTTTAAAGTATCATTTTCTCTTGCACCAATTCTATATCCTTCAATTACATTCTCAGGTGGTGCGCCTGCATTTGTTCTGCCATAAAGGTATAGATGAGCAGTAGATCCTACACCAACAGCAGTTCCAGTTTTGTTTACATCAATAGCATCAAATTCAATAGATGTTTCTGTAAGTGGAATTTCTTTTGGTGGAATAATGTGAGTAATATATCCTAAGTCATCTTGAGGGAATGCTTCATTTCTGAATCCATCCGCAACAAGTGCTTTTGCACCAAAGTTTGAGTTGGAGTTGGTGATGGACATATCACCACCATTTTCAGACACAAAGTGCTCAGCAAATCCAATCGCAAAGATAGAAACGCACTGAATGAAGGCATTGTTTGTTGCCTTAATATGGAAGTTCTTATATGAAGGTTTGAATACAGATCTTGAGTCATTGCTCAAAGGAACTGTTGATGTTGTATTGTCTTCATAAATTGAACTTGTTGGATTATACTTTACAAATGCATTATCATCTTTCTGCAGACCGATACCAGTGAACTGAGCAACAACCATTGATTTGAAACCTGTTGCCTTATCACCATCAGCAAGCAATCCATTCATTCCATAGACTGAACGTAGAGAGATGTTAAAGATATATGGAGATGCTGAAGATACAGTATCAGATTGTAGTGCAAGAGTTGCACCAGTAACAGTTGGAAGAGGATTAACTGGTGCGTTTTGTACTCTATAAACGATTTCTGTATCACTAAGTTTGTCTGCAACAACAAATTGCCCATTATACCCAGACGCAGTAATCCCTTGGACACGGAAAGGAGTGTCTACATCAAGACCAGCAACAGCAGAAGTTGTTGTGACGGTAACATTTGCGGAAGAAGTTACACCATCCCCCGCTTTAATGCTTGAAATACCAACTGATAAACCAGTAGATCCTACGATTCGGTATTCATCAATCTTTGGTTGAATATCAAGACCAGAACTTGGGTAATCAGGCTCAATTGGGCGACCAGATGATTGACCATAAACAAGACTGACTTTCTCATAATACATATCCAAGTCAGTGCGAGTCGTAGAGTAGACTTGGAAATCATCATTAATATTAACACCATTTGTTCCATCAGCATACTCAAAACAAGTTAGTTTATGGTGAGAGAAGTTTGGAACAAAAGTGTTGGAAGTGTAATCAATGTAACATACAGTGTTTGGGTCTGCATCAAACAAACTAAATTGCCATAAGTAACAAGCACCAGTTACTCTGAAAATAGCACTTCTTTCAATATTATCATTTGTTGGGTCCGGAACATATTTTGGTCTAATCTTTGTCTTTCTTAGGTCAAGACCAACAAGAGAAGTACCCCTTGGAAGAATCACGCCACCATGAATACTGTTTAGTTTATAAAGTTCATTATCAGGTGATGTTAAATCAAAATTTGAATTTAAGTCAAAAGGTGGTAAATTATTGCTTACTGCGCCACTTCTAAGTCTATAATTATTCAGACCATCGGGAATCCATCCTGGTCTGTTATCTACAATGTGGTCTCCTGGATATAGTAGGATTGTTGTTTTACCAAATCTGTCATTATTCAAACCACGCTGATATGAGAATCTTGCAGATTCAATCAAAGCACGTTGAATAGTTTTAAATGGACGAGTAAGTGAATTACCCTGGTTCTCAATGCTATCTGTTGCGTCTAAACTATTTGGATCAACATAAAGAATAGTACCACGCGATGACTTGAGAAAATTATCTAATCTTGAGAGACCCATCTTATTAGTTCTTATGGTTTCCGTTATGGATTATTTATCATACGAAAAAAGAGACCGAAGGTTGTTTTCGGTCTCTTGAAGTTTTATTTTCTACTCTTTCAGTTTCCTTCTAGAGTAGAAATTCTTGCAGCAAAATCAGCATTCTGTGCTTCTAAGGTTTCGATGCGCTCCATTGCTTCCTGCAGCGCCTTGACTGCCTTCATATAGAGCACCGAATAGTTGACGCTCTTAGTCGTGGTGCCAAGTTCATTGCCTTCGGCGTCGCGGTCAGGGGATTCGCTGACGAGACCAGGGGAGACAAGCTCAACTTCTTGGGCGATCAGGCCAATTTGAGTGTGGGTTTGACCTTCCTTGAAGTTGTAGTTACGAACTTGGAGGGCTTTAAGGTCATCCCACTGGGAGTTGGCGTCAACAATGTTTTCTTTTAGTTTGAAGTCAGAAAGAGCGCCGTAGGAGTTGTTGGTGTTTTGGATGTTGCCGTTTGAAAGAATTTTTATGCAAACACTTCCACCGTTAATGCCACTAGCTCCGTTAGAGCCGACAAACAGTGCATGCACTGTCCCCGAAGACTCAGAAGTAGCAACCCAGAACGTATCACTGGGACCATAGGTGTTTGTGGTCCCAACGGCTTTAATCCTCATCCGCTCCGTCGGGCTGCTCGCTCCATCGGCGGTTGTCGAAAATACCAATCTTCCCGGCATATCATTTGCGCCGGGGGTGCCGTCAATCACTGCAGCGATTTGTGCTGCAGGAACCATGTCACTGCCATCAGCAGCATTGAAGCTCAACTGAGCAATAGTGTCATCAGCCTGAACAACGGTTTTGCTATTTGCAGACGTTCCCCTTGATTTCCCAAAAATCAAACACGGACCACCAGTATCACTGTTGTTGGAAGTAAAGGTAAAAAATCTATTCAGGTTGTTATCAGCAGATAATTCAAGTTGAATCCCACCAGCAACTGTAGTTGTATTGTTGAAGAAATCGTTACGGCTGGTATTGGTTCCTATCAACAATCTACCGGAACTATCAAACCTAGCTGACTCAACACCACCCTCACCGAACGCAATGGTATCAGCAGCAGGGAAGAAAATACCGGTGTTTGAGTCTCCCGTTGGAGTTATTGATGGGGCACTGGTACTACCTGCCGATACTGTTGCAATACCCAAAACTATATTTGGTGTTCCCGATAATCCAGTTGCATTACCAGTTACATTACCAACAAAACTTGTAGCAGTTACAATACCAGTAGCATTAATATTAATTACTGCAGGCAGTTCTGCACCGCTTACAATCAACCCACCATCAGTTGCCGAAATTGTATCAGTACTTCCGTTTATTTGAATGCCCATCTTTTCAGATACTTTTTAGGTATTTATCAAACAAGAAAACCTCCCACGAAGGGGAGGTTCTCAAGTCACACTTTTTGGGTCACTGTAACGATTCAGTATCGTCTTGATTATTATACCACGATTTCTCTTCCCAAGTCAACCTTTTCTTTAGTTCCTTGTCAAAAACCATAAGATAGCGATGTTTACGACTCCTATTACGCCACTCACCATCAGCACCCTTGATACTACCTCGTGAATGTTTGGTTCCGTCAGCATAATAAAAATCTTTTTTGGAATCTGTTAAACCGTAGTACTGAAAATTGCAAGCTCTGTATATAGTTCCAGAGTGGTGATCAGAGTCAGCGTAACTAAGAATAGCACGAACGCAGGCATCTTTCCTAAACCTCCTTATACAACGACTGACGAACCAAGATGTGATATTATACTCTTCTTTCTGTACTTCTGGATGAATACAGAGACGGGAAAGTTCAAATAAACCTTCTTGCTCATCTCTTTTCAATCCAAAAGCACCTACTGCGATTTCTGGAACTGGGAGACCAGTAAAAATGCAAGCACCAAGACACCCGCCAATATTAAGGACATCTGTGAATGTGTTGCGGTATAATCCATAGTTGAAACCAGATTTAAAATCTTTAGATTCGTCTTTTAGATAATGATAGGTATAAAGAAGTTCTTTGATTTCTTCTTTTCCTACCCTATCTATGTAAAAATCTGATTTCATTTAAGTATTTTTACTCACTTTGTTTGCATTCTAACATATATTCTACTGTATTTGCTACATCATTCATAGCATCTCGCAGAAATGGGCGCTGTCCAGATTCTTGTCTCAAAATAGGTCTAGAATTATCAGTCAATGTCCATCGCCATTGCTTCATATCCTCACAATACCAAAGATTAATTTTCATTTTTGAAGTGTTCGAGTTCGACCCAGTTAAGAAGAGTTTGGAATGCTGTAATGGAAGCATCCGTGCAGTTATCATCCTTAAGTTTTTGAACATAATATTCAAGTGCTTCAATGACCATCTGACGGTCTTGTTGTGAAATTAATGACATTTGGAGTTTTATAGAACTCAAGAGCCTCTAGACAGAATTGAACTGTCGTCTCCGCTTTACAAGAGCGGTGCATCACCACAATGCTTTAGAGGCGAGAATGATGGATTTGATGACAATTAGCGCAAAGAACTTCACATTTTTTTGCTTCTTTCTTGATATTTTCGAGAGCAAATCCACCTTTTAGCATTGCTGCTATATTATGTTCTTTGTCTCTTTCGTGATGGAATTGTAAAGCACGATAATCATCAAAACCACAGCGATTACATTGAAGAGTTTTTTTCCACTCAATATAATCTTCACGAATAGAATTACTTCTTTTCTTAACAACTTTTTTTTGACAAACCTTACACTCTCCGCGAGTATAATTTTTTCCATTTATAATACCAGCGGAATGGTATTCTGTCAATGGTTTTTCTATACCACATTTAGAGCAAGTTTTCATATTCTTAATTTATTTGTAACTATTTAGTATAGTTACAATTTAATCAACAGGTAACATTTCAGGATTTTCTAAATCCAACTCATACAATAGAGGGTGGCACTCTTCTAACATTAAGTAGTAAGAAGATTGATAAAGATCCTCTGGTTCGTATCGTCTTTCGTAATCTGCTAATTTGATTAACTCCAAGTCAAATAAAGATTCGTCAGGGAGTTCATCAAAAGTAAAAGGAACTTGATTTATAAAGTACATCAAAACAATTTGTTTTCCGCGATTGTACCAGACATATGCGGCATCAATTCTGTACTTCATAGGAATGTTCCTATTACTTTTGAGTATTTAGAGGTTAAACCTCATACCCGTGGTCGGATTCGAACCGACACTGGAAGGATTTTAAGTCCTCTGTCTCTGCCGTTGGACTACACGGGCAAAAAACTTACGCTTTGTAAGTGATAGGATTATACTTGAGGAACTCCCAGAATGTCAACTTCATTTCCTTTTGTGACATTCCACAGTGCTTTGCTGCTTGAGGAAGATTCCACTTTGCACGAAACAAATTCTCATTTGCTTCCTTCACATTCTCTGGTGTTGTTTTCACTGCGTCTTCTCTCAGTGCTTTGTAATTAATGCGATAAGGATTCATTTTGAAAAAGTATCGTGCGTAAAAATTTGCCGGAGTTTTTTTCGTCCAAAAATGGAATTAAAAGTCAATTTTCCCTCAGAGAGGACTTGCATAAGCAAGTGTCTCTTCATCTACTGTAGCACGGACGAACTCTAGAACGTTCATAAACTGTTCAACGGTTTCGCAGGTCACGGTCTTTTCATCACCCTCATTAGAATAGAGATGAATGCTGCGCTTTACGGGGTCCACAACGCAGCGGGTCAGGAATTCGTCTTGCATAGGGTTCGTTTGATTACCTAGGTATCATAGCACGGTCAGGGGTCCTTGTCAAGGGGTCACCGCCAGTCAATAGCAGAGGTTCCACCCACAATGAAGTCAGAGTTATCACCAGGATAATCGTGTGGTGTTTTTCCTTCATAAGTGACAAACAATTTCTTAGATGTATCTTTAGGATCCAACCATCTTGCTACCCAAATCTCATAAAAACAATCAATGGCAACAGCGCCACCAGATTTGATTTTTACAGACTTGAGACCATCAATTGAATCAACAATTAAATCCTGAGAATAACCAATTTGAGTTAGTGTAACAGTAATAGTATCTGGATCAACGAGACCATCCCAATAATCGGGCAGATTAATTACATTACCACCTTTTAGTCTACCACGAATATAAATTCCAGGCTCTGGACCCTCTGCACAAATATGACGAACCCTCAAGTTCTCATTTTTGGGGTGGGAAATATCAAAAGCACCCGAACTTTTGTTTCCGCTTGCAGTTCCTGTTAAGTTTCCGACAAAATTTCCAAAAAAAGTTGGAGCTGTCATTGAAGTAGCAGAATCTATAGTTCCAATCAGATCAATACCACCAGTTCCATTAATCTCCATGTTTACTTGGAGATTATCGATCTGGGCATTTCCATGATACAACAAGTCACAAGCATCTTCTGGGTAATTATCATCACCAGTTGTTGCCTTTGCAATATAATCATATCTTATGGATTTTGTACCACCCATAAACTTATCATTACAGTTGTTGTCCTTCGTATTTCTAGGGACAAATTCATCATCAACTCTTTTATCAGATGCAGCTGGCATTTTTCATCTCCTCATTTAACATCATAATGGTAACCAGAAATTGAATACTGGTTATTATCTCCTGGGTAGTCTGCTGGAGACTCTCCCTCATATTCAGGAATAAGTCTCTCACCATCAGCGCGAGTCGCATAGATGTGATAGAAGCAGTCAATTGGCATACCACCATAGGACTGAAGATAGATTTTTTCTTCATCCATTCTTTTTATAATCACATTCTGGTGTGAACCAATTGGTGTAAGATTGACTGTAATTGTAGTCCAATCAACTAATTTTTTCCAGTATGCTGGAAGCAAAATTTCATCCTTATTGGTAACTCTTCCACGGAAATATACATCATTAGATGGTCCTTCTGGACAAGTATGGCGAAGTCTCCATCCCTCTTTTGTCGGGTGTGGGATGTCAAAATTCTTTTTAGCAGAAAGAATATGCCCACCACAACGAGACTTAATTTCTCCTTGAGCAATAATATCTCTACCTGCTGCGATTGTTCTATTAACATCTAGGTTATCAAAGATTGCAGCATCTCCACGAACACAAAGTGCATATGGATTATTGATTCCAGTACATAGAGAACCAGGAATAAAAGGATTCTCTGCATCTGCATCAGGATTTACCAAAGTGCCCACCATCAAGGCAGCCTGGCAAGTTGGAAATGTAAAGGGACTTCCAACAACCATAGGACCTTCAATAAAAGCAGATCCATTAATCTTTTGGTCTCCTTCCTTAATAGCAGGAGCAACACCAAATCCAACTTTAAGTTGACCTCCAACTGTTACATCGTCTTGACAAAATGACATTTAATAATCCTCCTTACCTGTTGTTTTGTTGAACAAACTTTTTACCACCATATTTACTGTCTTTTGTAGAGCAAGCATCAGTCACTCCTCTGATAATCGATCCATACATTTTAAGAACACCATTTGCAACAACTTCACCAGTTCCTGGGGTAACAATTTTATATGATATGGAAGGACTCATTATCACTTTTTTAGTATCCTTAACCACAAAGTTTTCACTTGCTGTGCAGGTAATATTTCCAGAATCTGTGCCTGTTCCTCTGGCAACTAGTTCAATATCATCTGCTTCTAGACGTATTTTACCATTAGTTGCTACTATTACAATATTACCATTTTTTGCATTCAACATCAAGGTGTCTTCTTTATCATTACTATCACTTCCACACTCAACTTGGAAGTGTCCAGGAGATGTTGATGAAGTCCAACCTTTTCTGTCGCCATCTTTATCTAATGAAAATTGATGGTCTCCTTCTGGTGCTTGAAGTAGAACAGATGCCGTTACATCTGCTTGTTTGTGAATATGCCCAAATGAAATAGAACCGTGGTCATTACCATATCTTAATGCAGTATAGTTTTGCTTAGCAGTATCACTTGGATTAGTATTATCAAATCTAGGATCATATCCACCTTTGGCGTTTGGGTCCCTATCTTTTGCTAATCTATCATTATGTTTATTTCTAGCAAGAGCCATTTTTATATTTCATTCTTGTAGTAACTATTTAATGTGGTTTAAATCAAGTTCTCTGGAGTTCCAGGAAGATTGAGTCTTGGATCATTACTAGTGACATCAGTACCCTGCCTTGGAATTGCAGATGGAGGTGTAGTAACTTGTGCCTCGATACTTTCTTGTAGTGTAGCATAAACTTGCACAAGTTGTCCAGGTGTTTCATAGAAACCTGCATAAGTAACACCATCTTTATAGAAGACTGATCCGTAGTATGAGCGACCATCAACATATCCAGTCTGCTTGAGACCAACTAAGTCTGTTACTTGAAGTAGTTTTGTTGGGTCAGCAACGATAGGATCTCTTACAACTTCAAATTGTGGTCTAAAGGTTGCATTGACTCCAGTTCTAGATGGTATTGTTATTTCGGGATAAGTTGTAAATCCAAGACCAGGATTTAATATCTTAACTTCTACGATTCTACCAAAGGTATCGCAAGAATAGTCAAGAACAGCACCATTGTTGGGAGTAATTTGTATTTGGTCAGATCCACAACTGTAGTTGATTCCTGGGTCTTCAATCACAATGCTCTTCAATCTCAGTGCAGTTGGGTATGTAGTAACAACTTCTGGTGGAAGATCTGCAAATGGAGCAGTATAACCATTTCCTGGGTCATCAACAATGACATCAACAACAACTCCTTTTCCTCTTACTCTCTTGGGGCAAGGAGGTGGAATAAGGATAGCAGAAATACCAATAGGATTGGCAGTCCAAGGTTCACTTGTGCCGCTAGATATGTTTACTTTCTTTGTGATTCTGAGTGCAACACCACAGGGGTTGTCATCAAAATTTTTGGATACAGTCTCAACATTCTGTAAGATAATCTCAACATTCTTTCTTCCATTACCTAAAGTAACGAATTTTGTTATAGGATCTCCTTTAAAGTTTGTGCTTCTTGCAACTTCTGCACCATCAATAAAGACAGTTGCAATGTTATCACCTTGAAGGAAAAATTCATATTGTCCATCTTCAGGGAAATTAATATTGTTCCAGATCATTTTAACTTGACCAGAAATAATTTTACTCTTTGGACTTACAGAGTGTTTGTTCATAAACTCAGACCACTGAGGATGACTGTACTTGAACAGTTCATCCCCACTGTAACTGACACCATCCTTTGATGTTCCTGCTGTCAAACCTAATCCATCTGAAGCAGCAGAACCAACATCGTTTTTAACATCCGATATTATAATTTTGATATTCTCATCATCACTATCAGCATCACGAAGTCCTAATCTATTAGGACTGTTGATAATAGGACCTCTTGCACCAGTTCCTGCACCAATAATTTGGATTGGTCCATAAGATCTGCCAGCAGTAAAACTTGCCTTTCCTCTATCATTATCATTTTGTTTGGTTGGATCCCTCTTCAGTCTGACACTACCAGTATCACTTGGAATGATAACTTCTTTTGCTGCCATTCCTGCAGTGAATGGATTATCATTTACATCCATACTAAACAAGATTTCTCCTGTCCCAACTCCACCGACTTCTAAGAAAACACCTCTGCCTTTTTGAACAAAAGATGGTTTGAGTTTAGAGTTTACCTGTGCAGCAGTGGTTGCAACAGGAACTCCCCAATCAAGAGTGTCAAAAATTTTTCTATCAACCAAATTGAATGATTCTGTTTTTTGATTTTCAATCTCAACATCAATCTGATGCATACCCTTCGTTAGGAAAATCTTTGTTGTATCTGGATCATTTCTATTGAATCCATTAAGATTAGACACGGGGTTGCCATCAATTAGAAGTCTTCCAAAATTATCTCTTGTTCCCTGAACTCCGTAGAAACCATCGTAAGGAAGTTCAACAGTCCAAGAATTTCTGTACGAAACTCCGCCCCCATCAGAACCCTTTTCGGATGATGGTGGTATAGGAGATATTGCATAACGATTCATGAAGTTACTCCATCTATCATCAAAAATAACAGGCCACCATTTTTGAGATGAAGTAGGAAATCTTGTTGTCCAGATAGGATTGTTTGGGCACCTTCCCTCTTGTGGGGGGATTGGTTCTTGTGGAACAGGAGGCACTGGCGCATCAATTGACAATGAAACTCCCATTGGATTTTCATTCCAAGACTTTGCAGACACAGCTTTAGACCCAAGTTCTGGTCTTGCTGGTTCAATATCAATTCTATAACTCAGTGCAAAAGTAGTTCTACTATTACTTTTTGATGTGGACTTTTTACCAGAAGAAAACTCACCAGATTGTGCTTTTACTTGTATATCATCATTGTCATTTGCAGATGCAATATAATCCGCGAATACTCCTTTAGCAGATGAATTTGCCCCACCTTCCTTATTTTTACTTCCATTTGCAAGAAGTCCTTGCTCTACTGGACCTCTTCTTGAAGTTGCCTTTACTTCATAATCAATGTTTGGTTTGAGTCTAATAATATCAGTACGGGTTTCTCTATTTTTATCAACACCACGAATGACAAAGGAATGTGATTTATCTTCTGCAGTAAAATGAAAATCAAGGAAATTAGTTCTTTTACCTTCACCATATACATTGAAAGTTACTGGGACAAAATCTGGTCCTGCTTGTCCAGGTATCTCTTCATATATGGGAGAATTCAATAAGTCTAACTTAATTGTATGAACACCTTTAGTAATTCTTTTTTTAACTGGACTTGGTGCCTGGTTAAAATTTCCCAAGTCGGATACTTTAGAACCATCAATATACAATTCTGCTTTATTATCACACAATCCATTAAAAACATATTCCCCATCATAAGGGAAATCTTCTTCCCATTCAAATGAATATGGTATGCCAGCAAAATCACTTCCCCTAGCATTTGAAGGAGGAACTGGTGATATTGCATACTGATTCATAAAATCACTCCACTGTGGGAAAGTGACATCAAATTTACTTCTTGTTACCTTGCCAAGACTAGTTGTTCTGAGTGGAGCAAACTTTCTCGTAGTCCACCAAGGTTTGGAGAGTCTTTGTAGAAATTCCTGATACTCTAAGATCTCCTGTTTAATTGGGTCTTGAGAAAGATTAGCATATGTAGTTGGTTCCCAGATTCCTAATTCTTCACCATTAGCACCATACCTAACACCATATCCAACTTCAGATGGTTCACACAATTCATAATTTTCAAAATCAGTTTCTCGGTCAAAAACTTCTTCAGTCTCAACAATCTCACCAAGAACTGCACGAACTAGAGATCCTGCCCCAACACCACACTCATCTTTTGCTTCAACAACAGGAGGATACTGATATCCAAATCCACCAGAAACCAAATCAATTGCTAGCAACGCACCATCTTCGCCTACAATAGGATTTCCTTTAGCACCAACACCCCCGCCACCATAGAAGAAGACTTCTAGTGGTCCACAATCACCATCAAACTCAACACCCTTACACACCTGTTCGGTTTCAAGATCTTTTGGTGTTAAGTTATTAACATCATTGATGGATAGGTATTTAATTACGTTCCTGGTTCGAAAAATAAAAGTTGTCCCTGGATTTTTCTTTGCATAATCATTTGCTTCACAAATACTAACATCAGTCACTAACCCTCTCTGAGGGTCAATGTAGTTAACCTTTATATCATTAGAAGTAGCTGGTCCAAAAAGATTAAATGACATCTGCTGTTTCTATATTTTTATCTTCTTAATCTTCATAAGGATATTTATGGTGACTCAGTAAGTTCTAAGTCTGGAGTCGCTCTAGTCGGTTCTGCAAATGGAGTTTGTGTTGCTGTCGAATTTGCAGCCTGGTTTTCAACAGTTCCTGGAGTATTTACTGCCTTTGTTGCAGTTTCTGTTGCATTTTCAATAGACTTTTCACTTGGAAGTTGTCCATCAGGTTGAGCAGCACTACCTTTACCAAAAGTATAGAAATCTGAAACTGCAACCAATGGTTTTAATTCGCATCCAAATACATTAAGTTTAATATTTTCAAAACTTAATGCAGAAGTTAGACTTCCATTGATTGAATCGACCTTAGAAAGAACATCAGAGAATGAATTACTTACGCCAGCGACTTCTGTTTGGATATTATCCAAGAAACCATTTACGTTATCAAGTAGAGCATTATTTGCCTTATCAATTTCTGGACGATTAATTGCCATAACTTGTCCAACTAGAGTTTCGGCATAACAAACTGGAACTTTAGCAGTAGTATCTTTTTGAGATGGATTGTTCAAATTATTTCTTATTTTCTTTTCAGTCTCATCAAGATTCAATGCACTCTCTAATAGTTTTTCAATTAAATCACAGAGACCTTGAGTGATTTTATTATACAAACACAAAATCAACTCAGTAATAATTTCTTTGATGTCTGCAAACATAAATCTCATTGAAGATGGAAGTGCAGAAACGACTTTTACCAATGCTTTGTTAAGAAGTTTAAGCACATATTCCATTATCTTATCAAAAAGCATTTTCATATACTTTGCAATTTGACACGAAGCTTCCCTAACTAATTTTTTTAAGTCGGAAATTTTATTCGATACCGCATCAACATAACTTGTAATTGCATTAAAATATTTGCTTATCTTTTGAATCAGATTATCAATGGTAGTCTGTATTGCTCGCATTGCGGATTGAATCTTTCCGTGAGGATTCATCAATGCAATCTTTTCTACATACTTATCCTGCCTCTGGATATCGGCTGCACTCAGTTCGTGGACAGCATCTACATTCTCTTTTGTTGCACCTGGTTGAGAAGGTGATGTTGGAGAACTTGATTGTTGACAACGATTCTTGATTCCTTGAGCAACTCTTTGTCTAACAAATTCATCTTTTGCAGCACCAGTTAGTCCTTGAGCATCTGCTTCTGCTCTTGCACTTTGAGAGTCTGCTAGTTGAGATTTGGTTAGTGCTAGGTCGGGTCTTAATCCAAATTTATCAAGTTTAACTCCGGGAGGAGGTGATGCACACTCCTTTGCCTGTTCTGGTGATTTGGGTTTGACAATGACCAGACCCTCTTTGGGCACCTTCTCCTTTGCCGCACCTTTAGATTCAGAACCTCTAGCATATCCACTGGTTCCAGAGAAGTTAGATTCACTGTTTCCTACTGTTGTTTGAAGTGAAGTCTGTGCATTGTTTCCAAGCACTCCCATAATGACAGGAACCTGCATATCCTGCCCATCAAGGAAGAAACCAAAAACAAAATTACCCTGCCTTAAGTTTGCTGTTGCTCCTGCGTTTGTCTGCCCACCACCGGCAGTCACAGGATACATTATTTGTGCCCAAGGAAGTTGATCTGATGGGATTGTTTCTTCTTCCTTATCGTGAAGTCCAATAATTCTTACTTTATATCTTCTTCCCCACCCAGGAATAGAATCTTTATTTTCAAATTTTCCAGGCAGGATATTATCTCTCCAGGTAGAATCGTCAGCAATCTGACCTACCCACCAAAGAAAGTTACCACCTAAAAATCCTGGATTGAATAAAGCTCCTCCTTCCATTACCTATCAATCTTCATAAATTTTACATTCTGCAGCGTCTGGATTCTCATCACAATACATCTCAAACGCTGTTGGATCGTGGTTTTCATCTGGATGATTTGCTTGGTATTTTTCCAAGTGTCCCAACTCATCTTCAACGTGTCTTCTCATTTGAGGAGACAATGTTGGGTCATCCAACTTATCCTTATCATCATTTATGTGTTGTTGAATACTTCTTTGTGTCATAATGGATTATAATTTGAAGTGTGATTTCCCTTTCTTCCAAAAGAATCCCTTACTAGATTTAATTTTGTATATGTTTCTTTTGGAGAAATATAGTGGCATAAATCCGCTATAATATATAGACCCCCACTTTCCTTATTGATGTCATCATTTTTTGTATCAGTTTGCAGTTCTGGAGCATCTAGGAATATGACATCACCTGCGTGTAGTGAAAAATCACCTGCTATTGTGATGGTTGATTTTTGTGAAAACAACTGACCATATCTTCTAATGGATTGATTTAGAATATCCTTTGCTTCAAAATTAAGTTCTTTGGATTTCTGTAGTTGTTGTTGATTTTTACCAGTACCACTACCAGAAGGCAAGGTTCCCCTATCAAGGAGCATATATTGTGTTCTAGAGAATTCTTTATTTTTTCCTCCACGATTAAATTCCGAATTGAGAACAGGAAGTTCTTTACCAGCTAGTTTTAAAGAGTCTTCTTTATCTTTAGCATTTTGGGTCACAACTTCATAGTAGCAACTGAATGGGTCAAAAAGAATTGTTCTAGTGGAAAAAGCACCCATCTGCAACTTTTCTTGAACATCAACACTGTTATCTTTGTTATAGTCAAGTGCTTTTACATCATATCCAGCGGGTAAATTTTCTCCTCTGGAATCTGGAGATTGGTTATACAGGATAGACTTTTTCTTTTCTTGAGATAAAAGACCATCTATTGATTTAAATTTAAACCCATCATAAGTTTCAAAGAAAAAGTATCCTGCACTTTCACCTTTCTTTTGTGCTTCTGCTGATATTGATTTTTTTGACAACCAATTCATAGCATAGTAAGGTTTGCGATTATTGCCAACAAAATTATAATTATTTGAAGTCTCTTCAATATCAACTTCTTTTTCTGTTGCAAGGTAGTTTTTATCTGTTAGTATTTTTCTAATGTGCTCTGAGATTTTACCATCAAACCTTTCATTCAATCTTACTTTCTCATTCAAAATAAACTCTTTAGATGTCAAGTCAAGTTGAACCAAAGACTTTGTAGTATCATCACTTAAAGGAGTAACTTTATTTACATACAAAGTTAAGTCCAATTCATTCTCATTATTATCAGAAAACTTTACCTTTACTTGCTCTTGACCAACAATTGGTAACCCATCAAGGGCAGTTTTATTATTGATCGTATTTCCTACGTCAGCAAAAGTTACTGTTGCTCTTATAGAATCTTGTAGGATACTTTCATAATAAAGTAACCCAACGGTTCCGCCAGTAACACTTACGGTTTTCCCCGTCTTGTTTGAAACGATATCAAGTTGCGTAATATTAGAAGCTTCTGCTGACTTTGTTACTACCTGATTTGCCATTTTATATTACCTCTTACTTATATTTACCCACCAACATAAAGTGCTTCATATGGATCCTCTACACCAGAAGGAGCAATTATTGTTGACGAAGATCCATAAGAATTTCTGCCCATAACAACGGGGACTTCTACAGGAACCTCAACAATCTGCGTCTCTCCATATGGTTGTTCATATCCCGTATAAGATTGAAGAATACTTGCAAGTTGTGGTTTTGTTTTTGCAACATTTAATTTTTCTAAAATACCAGGAGCAATTCTATCTAGTCCAGCAGTGGTGTTTGCATCAAAAACAAACTCTGGACCCTCTTCAGCCAACATCGCAAATGTTGGTATAAGAACCCGTCCACCCTTAGCAAGAGCAACGTGAACATGGTGATAATGAATTGCATTTGTTGATGCTCCCCAATAATCTAATCCGACTTTTTTACCATTAGCAATTCCAAATCCAAGTGGAGTATAGATTAGTTGAGTAAGTGATGAACCATAATTTTGGACCAAATATTTTGCAAATGCTAACTGTTCAGGTGTTCCTCTTCCCACAGAATCATTTGAATAATCTCTCGCTCTATTCTTTCCATGATATCCAGAATCACCAGGTCGGTAATCACTTGTTAAAGTTAATCCATATTTTTTAGCAATCGCATTGAATTGATCAACACTAGATGCTTTTCCTGTTCCCAAAGGACCGGTCATTCCAGTTTTTGACGATGCTATTTCTTGTTGACTATATCCACCTTTCTTAACTTTAGAAAGAGCTGCTTTAACTTTTTCTGCAGTCATTGAACTTCTTTGTCCAGGATAATAAAACTTACCCTGAGCATTGGGTAAAGATGCAAATTCTTGTGACAATCCTTGCATAAACTGTTCATCACTTATCTCACCTTTCAACCACCTTTCACCACCTCTTCCTTTAATATTGACATTAATAATAATCTTTTCCTGATTCTCTGGACTATAAAGATCTTTATCTGGATTAAGACCTGCCGCTCTTGCCCTTCCTACAAGATATTGTGGGAGTTGTTGATATTTGCCGACAGCACCAGTTGCTCTCCTAGCAACTTCAGCGATGGTCATCTTGGTTGCACCCTTTAGTGTTGTACTTGGATACATTGCCTCATAATTTCCACCAGATTCTTTGCCAGAAATTAAATCCAATAGGGGACCCCACTGTCCCTCTGTTAATGTTCCACTTGGCAATTCTTCATCAGGTCCAGTTAATGTAGGATCACTTTTATCAGGTTCTTTCTTTTCTTTTCTTTCTCTTATCAATCTCAAAGTTCTTTGAGCATTAGTTTCAAACTCATCTCTAAAAGTTTTACTAATCCAACTACTAATATCAACTCCCTTTTCTGCTGCTGACAAGAACTCACCATCTACCATTCCACCTTCAGCAAATGCAGCAACCAATCCACCCTTTAATTGTCCTTCTTCAAGACCTTTTGCAATTAATAAGTTAAGACCCAATCCAACGTTTTCATAATCTTTTTGGGTTGGTTCTTCTTTCATATCAAGTTTATTTGTGATCGAAAGAACTGGTCCAAAATATTTTGTTTTATCAAGTTCTTCAGCACTCTTCACTAAAGGATCTTTAGGATCTGCTTTGAACTGAGTTTTGGATGGTTTCCTCGCTAAAGTTCTTTTGTACTTTCCTTTCTTTTTGTCTCCACCTATAGTTCTTCTTGCTCCTGTTTGTGCTTTACCACCTCTTGTAATTCCACCACCTGCCTTTCCTTGAACTTTGCCTTTAGGTTTTGGTTTCTTTCCACCAAAAAATAAATCATATAATGCCCCACCAAGTGCATCACCACCTATACTTCCCAGAATACCACCAATAATTCCACCAAAACCAAAAGCAAGAGAACCAACAGCAGCACCAACAGAACCAAGAAGAGCCGCACCTATTGCTTTAAATGCTGCCCTACCAGGATCTTCTCCAAGTGCCACAGACAAACCAAAATCAATCAAAGCACCAATAATTGGAAGTCTTTTAAGTAAAGGTCTTACAGTTCCAAGAATTGCTTTTGTTCCACGTCTACCAATGCCACCAGCACCAGTAATTTTGGGTCCAGTTCCTGGTAATCTAGGTCCTAATTTTTGTCCTCCTCTTCCTTGCGTTACTGTGGGTTTTCCTTTAGGTTTAGATTGTCCGTTTATATCAATATCTTTACCACTAGTTGAAGTTAAAGCTTCAACTGCCATAGCAGTTGCAATCGTAGTTGTCAGGAATAACGCATTGTCAATCAGACCAAGAAACTTTCCAAAATTTTCTGCGGCACCAGATCCACCAATCTTCTTAATGAATCCCGTGGTTGCATCAATTGCTTTGTAACCCCAGTCAACAAAAGTAATCAGACCATCTAAAAGTTTTCCCCCAGTGTTAATTACAAAATCAGTAGCAGATCCAAGAAACTTTAAAATTGGTACTATCTTAGGCAAATACTTCAACATTCTTATAGCAAAATATCCAAGAATTACATTACCAATAAAATTCTTTATCCAATCAAGAAATCCTGTTCTGGGAACCTTTGGCATCTTGATTGGTCCTTTCTCTGCCTGAGGTTTTGTTTCTAGCTTTTCCTCTTGCTTCTCTCTTCTTTTACCACTCTCTTGCCTCTTCTTTTCATCAAGAGATTTCTTTTCAGATGCAAGAGTTCCTTTCAAGATACTTTCAATCTTAATTACATTAACTTTAATTTCACCAATATCTTTTACTGATTTTTTTGTTAGAACAACATTAGAAGGACCACCAGAAAATATTATATTCCTATCAATATTTTTTGTTGTTCTGTTTAGGAGTTTGTCTGAGGTGATTGCCATTTACTCTATCTCCTAGAATATACCAAGAATTTTTTTCTTCTGATTACCATTCTTAGGACAAGTTGCACCAAATTTTGGTGGTTTTGTGCCACTTGGATTCGCACCACTCCCTCTCTTACCGCCCATTCCTCCACCAGAGGCAACATATGGTTTAGGACTTGGTTTTACTGGTGGTTTAACTCCACTAGATTTCTTTTGCTGTTCGGCAAGTCTTAATTTTTTAGCTTTAACTGCAGCATTATAATCTTTATAATACTTACCATCTGAAGAAGAATAATATCTACCAATAGAAGCAGCACCTGCTTGTTTTACTCTTGATTGTGATGCTTTATCAGACGCTTCAACTCTGCTTCTACCTTTTTCTCCACCAAATATTCTAGTGCTCAATCTCATCATTTGACCAAAGGCACCTCCCCTACTCCTAACTTCTTGCGATCTTGCTTTGTCCTCAGCATCAATTCTAACACCTCTTGATTTATTTCTACTCGCACCAGCAAAACTCAATTTGTTAAGTCTTTGCTGTGATGCCAATGAAGTTAACCTGGACTTTTTAGCAGATACTGCATCATTATAATTTCCATAGGTTTTTTGGTCTGAAGAAGAATAATATTTACCCTTTCCTGCAGCATAATCTAATCTTGCTTGCATTCTTGGACCGCCAAACATTCCTCCCGGTGAGAATGGATTTACATATGGTCTTGATGGTTGAATTCTTTTTGCTCTCTCGTGTGCAGCATCTCTAGCACCTGCAAATCTAGAAACATAAGGTTTATATGTTGACTTTGGTTTTTCTGATTGTTTTGATAGATAATCTTTTTTAAACTGTGTATAATTGTACGATGGATCAGATACTACTTTATAAAATAAAGGATGGTCTATATTATTAAAAACATTATTCCACTCTTTTCTTACATCAGATTCAGACGTACCTGTAGAAATTCCCTTTCCTGATGTGAGTGCTTTTTTTATTTGAAGTTGTTGTGCTGCTCTTGCTGCGTTAGGAGTTTTAGCAGCATCTTTCTGTTGATTTTTAATTTCATCTTGCTTGGGTTTATTTCCAACCAACCCACCACCTTGAGCATAAGTAGTTCCACTCATAATTTTTGGTTTATTTGTCCCACCTCCAGCAGCATTCATTGCTTCCAAAGTATCTACACCATACTTCGCAACGGCACCACGAGACATAACAAATTCACCATCACTAAGCATCGCAGGGACTTTATCAATACCCTTCTCTCCACTTACAAAACCACTCATCATTTCTTGTGGTTTTCCAGATCCAAATGCACCACCAAAAAGCATTCCTAATGGATCTAACATACCTTTAAAATTAAATCCACCCCCAGCAAATCTTGGAATTGCTAATCCACCACCAGAAAACTTTTGTGTGTTTGGTTTTTCTTCACCCTTAAGAGTATTAGTTACTGCTAATGCTCCCCCGACAGTAACAGCTGTTGCTAATCCAGCACCAATGAGACCCCCACGTTTACCAAGAAATTTTGCTACACTTCCAGCACCTGCTACTTTTTTTGCTGCTAACAATTTAGCAATTGCAATACCAAGTTTAATTGCACCACCAATTAAAGTCTTGGTTAAACTAAAAACAAATCTTCCAAAAGAATTACCAAATACCAAATATAATGCAAGAAGCTTAGGCCAATGATCTTTAAAAAAACGAATGAGTGATTGTACTTTTTCTTGATTATCTTTTTTTCCAAACCACTCAATAATTTTAAAAATTATCCTTCCAAGAATGACAGTTCCAATAAATTCTAGTATCCTATCAAGAAGACTTTTTACGGGCGTTATAATTTTTTCTGCAGTTCGTGCAATTCCAGTAAATACATTTTCTAACTTACTTTCAGCAAGTCCTCTTTTTTCCTGTTCTGCTTTTCTTTTTTCATAAGCAGCGGTATTATCGGCAAGTTTTTTTCTACTTGCCATTATCTCTGCAATTGAACTTACCGATTTTGCAATCGCAGAGATACTATCTTCTACATTTGATGTAGAACTGCCAGGTAATTTTGCGCCAATATTATCGCCACTTATTCTTTTACTTTGAGACTGTGAAAGATTTTTGAGAATCGTAATCTTTCTAGAATTATTATCAACAACTTTTTCTAAGTTAATAAAACGAACAGCAAGTTTCCTTGTATGTTCCGCAAGATTTGATAGTGTCTTATGTATATTTGCAATGCTTCTTGAGGAATCAAGAGAACTCCCTCTCTTAAAACTTTCGGCAGAGATAACTGTTTTTTTAAGTTGTGAATCTAGGTCTTTTAAGTCCTTAGAAGTGGGCATTGCTCATCTGCTGCTGTTGTTTTAATTGCTCTTCCTCAAGATGCTGTTGTAATAATGCAACATAGATATCTCTTTCCCACGGTATCAAGTTTTCAATCTCCCATAAAGAATATTTATGGTACTGCATCAGGGAAAAGTTCAAACGAAAATAATTTTCAAGGTCCATATGGACCATTGCTACGCGAAAAAAGACGCTAAGCCCTCAAGAACAACCTCACTCTCAACTTGTGTATTTGGATTAGTTACTTTAATAGTATGAGAAAGTTTAGGCATTGTCTCAAAAAACTTCTCAATATCTTTAAACTGAGAAGAGTTCATTGATTCAAGAAACTCTCCAATTTCTTTTTTAGTCACATCGGAGGCAGACCAAACTTCATCTTCAGTAAAAATTTTATCAATACAAGATCCAATCAACTCAAATGATTGGTCCATTGCATTTTTATTATCAAAATCAAAGTTATTCTTAATGAATTGGTCAAGAGATGGATACTTCATCTCCATCATAATACTACTATCAAGTTTAATACGATTGGAATGTTCTTCGTCTTTTTGAACTTGGATATCATCAAGATTAATTTTCACAGGAACTTGAGTCTCACCATCGTCTGGACAAATAATATTAACCTCCAACTCTTCACCAACAGACTTACCACGAATATTAAGGAACAAGTATTCAATATCAAATGTTGGTAATGATTCTACTTTAATATTTTTTGTGATGATACAGTTTTTAATTACTGTCTTAATTGCAGTTGTAATTTGCTTTGTATCTTCGCTCTCTAAAGCAATTACAAGTAACTTTTCTTCCTTAACAAGGAACGGTCTATATTGAATTGTCTCTCCTGTTGATGGCAATTCAAGTTCATAAGTTGGTGTAGCAATCTTAGGTAAAGGCATAATGTCCTATAGAATGTTTCAGTAGGATTATTTATAGCACATTAAAGAATGTGCCTATAAATCAAGAAACAGTATTACCAGAAGATTTTGCGACAGATGTAGGAATTCCTCCAATATTAAATCCAGTAATAGGAACGCCCAAAGCTCCAGTTCCTGTAAAATTTTTGTTGGTAGAATTAAATTGAGCCTGTTGCGTTGGTGTGCCAGTTGGATTATCAGGAGCACCACCACCATAACGTTCAATATAATATCTCATATAAGTCATGCTTACTGTACATTTTAATAAAGAAGAACTATCGTATGACACGGGCATAGAAGAAATACTGATAGGAAAAGCTTTAACAAATTTATACGTTAATGCTTTTCCAGTTGATCCTTTAGCACCTGCCATCATGCTTTTTTCAAATTTTGTTATCTGAAGACCATCAGATGCATAATCATCTCTATATGCAAACCGATAAAAGTAATTACCACCATCAAGTCCAACTCCACGATCTCCCGCATCAGAAATACTTTCTTGAGCAATATACTTTATCCAAGTCTCAAAAAATCTGATTGGCAAATAATTATCAACATCAACATAAAAAGTTAAGTCAATCCTATCATCATATACTCTTCTATATGCGTGCCTTTCAGTAACTCCAGTATGGTCATTAGTAAGTTCCAAAGTTGCTAAATTAGATCCAGGAAGTGTTGCTTCTGAGCACATCAAATTTAATCTGTCTTGATTATAGATAACACCATTTACACCCATATACTGGGCAGTCAAATTTGCTGGTTTATCAATAAACACATCAAAATGAGACGTTGTTGCTGGGTGCAGTAATGCCGATTTTATGTCAGCAATGTTTCTGGTTGAAGGCATCTATAAATACTTTTTGACCTTATATATTATGTATGGCAGAAAGTATTAAAAGTAAATACAAACCATCTTTCCCGAAGAAGTATAAAGGCAATCCAAACAATATCATTTGTCGTAGTAGTTGGGAAAGACTTTTTTGTAGGTATTGTGACTTGAATGAGAACATACTTGAGTGGGGGTCTGAAGAGTTTTACATTCCATACATCTCTCCAGTAGATAATCGTGTTCACAAATACTTTCCAGACTTTATTATAAAAGTGAAGGAAAGCACTGGTCAGATTAAAACATATGTGATTGAAGTAAAACCAAAGAAGCAAACAAAACCTCCAACAAAAAAATCCAGAGTAACAAAATCTTATATCCACGAATGCGTTACTTTTGAAGTCAACCAAGCAAAGTGGAAAGCAGCAAGAGAGTTCTGTGCTGATAGACTTATAGAATTTAAGATAATCACCGAAGAAGAACTAGGTATTAAGTAATGGCAGAAGGTTTTGGTCAGTATGTAGGAACAGGAACTGCAAGAACCAGAGAACTGCAGAGGAGAGTTGTTGAAACTGGAGCAACAGACCCCGAAGATATTATGATGCTTATTATGGAAATATTTAAAGAAGAAGTATTATATCCAGAACCTGGAAAATTCTATACGTTTTTATATAAACCAAAAACTCCAGACATTGAATATGACCAACACCCACTGATTGCTTGCACTTCATTGGAGAGATGGGGATTCAAAGGACTCAACTTTCATTGGAGACAAGGTAGGCAATACACTTGGGAAGAAGTTATAGGTAAACTTCATGTTGTTAAACGTGAAGAACTTGATGAACTACTGGCACTACAGTATGGCAAATTCCGTCTAAATAAATAAAAACCCTCATATCTGATGGCATCTGGAACTACAGCTACTAGTAAGGTTACTCCAGTAACTCTTGGCAACTCTGTAAGAAATAAGACCCAAGTATTTACTGCAACCAAGGTTACAGAGACTGCAGATTCTAGCGGGAAGAAGTCTTATAAAGTAGAACTTGTTAAGTATAGTGATGCAAAGGGAACTAATCCAACAGTCTTTGGTACAAGAGATGCGAATGGTAAACTGACTCTCAATAATAATGCAAGTGCTCAGGACAAACAATTTGCACAGCAGCATTTGAATACATCAAAAAATCAAATGGAATCTGTTAAAAGCAAATTCACTTTAGACGCTGAAAGTAAACAAATATTTGAAAAAACAAATGGAAGTCCTAATAAAGCAGCAGCAGATAATCCTGCAGGTGATGGATCAAATCCTATTAACTTAGAAACAGAGTTAGCAGTAAATGATAAAAAAACAAGAAATCAATTTCCTGTTTTAAAGTATCCAATTGATATTGCAAAAACAAAACAAGATGTTGTTAAATTCACAATGTTAAAATATGAAGCAAAACAATTCAGCAATCTTCAAAATCAATCTGGTTTAGGTGGATTTTCAGAAAGAGATTCAAAAAGAAATGGTATAGGTTCTGTAGTTTTACCAATACCATCAGGAATTTCTGATACTAATGCTGCTTCTTGGAATGGTGGAGAGTTAGATGCAGCCAAAGCATTTGCGGCAAATGTAGCACTAACAGGAATAACTCAAGGACTAGGAAAAGCTGCAGATAAAGTAGGAGAAGGTGCAGAGGCAATATCAAATAATTCTGGCGAAGCAGCAACAGGTTTAGCAGCTTTATTTGCTGCAGCAGCAGTTGGAACAGATGCGGGTTCACTTCTATCTAGAACACAAGGTGCAGTTCTAAATCCAAATATGGAATTGCTATTTCAAGGTCCAACATTAAGACCTTTTAATTTTAGTTTTAAAATGTCAGCTAGAAGTCAAGCTGAGGCAAAAGAAATTATAGGAATTATAAGATTTTTTAAACAGGGAATGTCTCCTCAAAGATCTGCATCAAACCTTTTCCTAAAAGCACCTCATACATTTAGAATACAATATCTACACTTAGGTATAAGCGGGAAGGAACATTCATACATAGGTAAGATAAAAGAATGTGCTTTACAAAATTTCAACGTTAATTATACACCAGAAGGGCAATATGCAACTTTCCGTGATGGTGTGTTAGTTTCTTATGAAATAACAATGCAGTTCCAAGAACTTGAGCCAGTGTTTAATGAAGATTATGGATTGGGAACAGGATCCAATGGTCCAGATAAAGAGATAGGTTACTAAAATGCCAAGTTACTTCAGACAAGTTCCAGATTTTGAATACGTCAGTAGACTTCCTGATGCTAGAATATCAGATTACATCAATGTAAAAAATCTTTTTAAGAAAGGAAAGTTACGCGAAGACATCTTCCAAAACCTTGCTTACTTTACCAAGTACAAAGTAAGAGGTGATGATAGACCAGACAATGTTGCATTTGAAATCTATGGGGATTCAACACTAGATTGGGTTGTTCTTCTTTCAAATAATATTCTCAATGTTCAAACTGAATGGCCATTGCCACAAACTAGATTTGATGAATTCCTTTTGAATAAGTATGGTGATTACAATACTTTATATAATGGTATTCATCACTACGAAAGTCCAGAAATAAAAAATACCCAAGACGTAGTTATAATAGCAAAAGGACTTCAAGTTGAATCAAACTTCTCAATCAATTACTATGATGCTGGACTTGAAAGAAATATTACTCAAACAAATATTGCAATTCCAGTAACAAATTATGAATATGAACTTAAGATTGAAGATGATAAAAGAAATATCTACTTACTGAAACCACAATATCTGAATATTGTATATGATGATATGGACGAACTAATGAAATACAAAAAAGGTTCCACTCAGTATAAGAGTGAAACCTTAAAACGTGCTGATAATATCAGACTATACCAATAATCACTCTTCAGCAAGACGCTGGAAATAAGAGAGTGCATCGTCTTCGTCTTCGTCATTAGAAGAACTCACTACAGGAAGTTCTGGTTCAGGACGACGTGAAGTAAAGTCGGGAACATAAGAACCGCGATCATTATCTTCATCTTCAACTTCTTCATCCAGACGAGGACGGGAAGTTTTCTGACCAAGAACCATCTTCAGTCGTGCTTCTAGTTGCTCATAAGTCTTGAACTGGTCAGGAGCAGTTACTGCTGTGAGAGAGTATTGTTTCTTCCAAAGTGCTTCAAGTGCATCGTCATCATCCAGCAGCGGAGCAACACGATCGAACTCTGACTTATCATAGTTCCAATAACCATCCTTCTTCACAATCTTCAGTTTGAAGTTTGCACCTTGCCAGAAATCAAAAGGATTGATGGGGGTTTCATCTTCAAACTCAGGTTGCATTGCTTCCATAATCTTGTCAAAGATTTTCTTGCCATACTTGAACAAGAAGACACGACCTTCGTTTGCGGGATTAGCAGGGTCCTTCACAACATAGATGTTGCTGTAGTAAGACAGTTTACGTTTTTGCTTACGGACAGTTTCTTTATCTGCATCAATACCACTGTTCCACAGTTCACGGTTGAATTCGGAAACAGGGTCTTTAGCACCAGTAGTGGTCAGGGAGTTTTCAATGTACCAACCACCAGGACCTTGGAAGGCATGGGAGTACATTTTTGCCCAGGGGAGTTCTTCCCCTTCAGGTGCGGGTAGAAAACGGATGACTGCAAAACCATTGCCAGTCTTATCCATTTCGGGTTTCCAGAGGCGTTCATCAGCGCCGCCAGAGGTGTTACTCATCTTCTCTACTTCCTTCACCAATTTTGAAGTTAGAGAACCAAGAGAAGATTGTTTCTTAAGGTCTGCAAAAGACATAGGATTACCTCGGATTTGTACGGATTTGGCTTGTGTGTACCTTGTTATTCTACAGGTCGGAACCCGTTTTGTCAATCTGTTTCTTCATCACCTCAAGCATCTGAGACATATTGTTAAGTATCACATTCATATCAACGTTAGGTGGAAGACCCATCATTGAAGCTGACTGAAGGACACGTTCTTTCATTTCAATTGCTTCAGGATCATCAGATAAACTAAGACGAGTGAATAAAACTTTTTGTTTATCTAAAAGTCTTTCAAGAAGTTCAACGTGCTTAAGTTTATCTTCTTTGGTCATTGTGGGAAAAGTGAAGACATTACGGTAAACCTCTTCTTGCATTTCACTAATTTCCGCCATCTCAGCACGGACAACTTCAGAATTAAAAAAACTCATTTTTCTCCCAAAACAACTTCTTTCAAGATTTTTTTATAACGTGGTACATCAATATTTAGAAAGGAAGAATATTTTTTCATTTTCATACTGACGGTTTCCCACACTGGGTCATTTAATTTCTTATCAAAGTTATTCCCGAACAGGAAGATTTTGTCATAGATCACTAGTGTCTCTAGTGAAATATTCCCGCTCAGGAACTTTTTTAAAACGGGTGGATGTCCCTTAGAACAATCAAAAACTTCATCTACTTTTTTACCATCAAACAGAGATGTTGTTTCTTCTTTAAAGATATAAGAAAGTGATTGATTCCTTTTCTTCCAACTCTCATACCTACTATCACCATCTCTAATCATTTCACCAATCCAAAGTTTACTTGGGTCAGTACATGAAATGAAATTGGATACAAAAAAATCAACAACTTCTTGATCTGTTTTTTGTCTTGAAACACGTTCAAACCAAAAGCGGTCTTTACGTTTATAAAATGATTGAACGGTTGCACGACTCTTACCACAATATTTGTGGTAATCATAACTGTCTTTTGTAAAGTGATTCTTTAGTGACAGATAACAACGGTAGGCATCGAACGGCATCATTCCTCAAAGTGGTAGTTTTGCCCTGGAACTCTTCTTCAGAAAATTAAGTTCCATTGCTTCATACTTAATTTTTTCTTTCAGCGGTTTAGAAATTAATTTCGGCACAGACTCAACATCAATATTATTCTTTTCGCAAAAATGAATAATCGCGTCGATGTATCTCATGTCTGTGTTGGAGTGAACAAGAGTTTCAATCTCTTGAGCAAACCTTGATGGACAAAAGAACTTACTTTCTAGTGCTTTTTCTAATTCATTCTCCATCTGACCTAGTATTGTGATGTACAAATTCCTTAATATAACGTACTAATAGTTTAATATAATCCCCTTTGTTCCTTTTGTCAAATACTTTTACTTCTCCCCCAGGGGTAACCATCAAAGTAATAAGTTTTTTAACTACTTTGCCAGTCAATTCATAGTACGCTGCGGCATAAAATGTTTCTTGAACGAAATAATTTTCAATCCATTCTTCTGGTTTAATTTTATCAGAAGTTTTAAAGTCAATAACTGCAAGTTCTCCATCATATTCAGCAATACAATCTACTCTTCCTGCAAGTCCAAGATACTCAGAATAGAGTGTACGCTCAATTGCATGAATATTATTTATCTTATCAAGTTCTGGTTTAGCATGATAAAACATAAACTTTGTTAGGGGTTGGTAATCATCCCAATTTAGTTCTTTGTTTTCCAGATAGTCCTGACAGACTTGGTGAAAGTCAGTTCCTCTTGCAGTTGCTCTCTTAGTAATACGGTTTGCTTCTTCAAGACCAACACGCTGTCTCCACTTTACAAAGATTTGGCGATTGTAAAATGAAGTGACTGAAGTGATAGAAGGCACCCACTGCCCATCGGGAAGATTGTACAGACGGATGCCATTTGTTTCTTTCTTTTCTAATTCAAGTTCACCTAGGTAATTATGATGAATAAAACTCATACTCCGATTTCCATTTTAGCCAAGATGTATTCTTTCACTAATCCAGAGCGGACAATATCATCAACCCCAAATTCAATAATATCAATTGAAGGCATAATACGAAGTACTTTCATGAAATCAATAATTCCATTCTTCTCATTCGTCTTAAGAAGGTCAGACTGGGTAGCATCACCACAGAACATGATCTTACTATTTTCACCTACACGAGTAATTATACTATCAAGTTCATGATAATTCAAGTTTTGGAATTCATCTACAATGATGATTGCATTGTCAAGAGTAGTTCCACGAATAAAAGAAGTGCTCCAAAAACTAATCGTTCCTTGAGTTTTGAGATTACCATAGAGCATTTCAAAATCTGCTTCTGTTGGCAATTCAAACATATACTTCACCATATTCTTGTATGGAATTTGATACAGCGAAGATTTGTCTTCATGGTCTCCAGGAAGAAAACCAATCTCACGAGTTGCTACAAGAGAGCGAACAATGTAAATCTTTTCGTAAGGTGATCTTTCATCAAGAACATCTCTAAGTGCATTGTATAAGGTAATAAATGTTTTACCTGTACCTGCACATCCGTATGCTACCAAGTTTTGATCATTCTTGTAGCATCGGAAAAGTTCTTTCTGGTTTTCTGTAAGAGGTTCAATTGACCTCATTAAATCCAGGTTAATTGGCTTTTTGCGTTTCATTTGTTTATTGCTCATTCCAAATGGAACTGGAGACTTTGGAGTGTTTCTTTTAGTTGGCATAATTCAAATAGGTTTTACGTTGGAACCAGGCATTTTGGAGGCACGATGGAGAACATCGTTCCACCCAGGATGAGACTTTTTAAGTCTGTCGTATATCTCTCCGACTTCTCCAGAGTTAGGACAGGTTGAAGGGTCACTCCAATCTCTATCCCATTCTGGATTGTCTTTTTTCCATTGATCCCAATCGTAAACACTCATTGTCACTTCTTTTTGTTCACCAGTCTCTTTATTAATAACGGGATATACTGCCATAAATTTCAATAAACTATAAGGATATTTATTCAATAGTAATGGATGGAGGATCAATACACTCTGGGCAATCTTCACGAGTCCAACCAAGTGCTTCAGATACTGCAGGGAACTGGCAGGTAAAGATACACTTAGCAGCATTTGCAATATCCATATGCTCCTTCTGTGTGCCGTGTCCAGACCTCAAATCAATATAATGGATCCAAGACCTTACTGAACCGGTCATATAGAGGCGTGTAGGGGTCGCTAAGGGCAGAACAAACCTTGCACACTCCTTAGCAATCCCAGCATCAAGCATATCCTGATAGAGTTTCATTGCTTCACCAAAGTGATGCTGCATCAGAATCTGATATTTTTGAATAGTAAAAGGATCAACATCATCAATACTATTCTGGCGGTTCTTTGTATCCTGACGGCGAAGTTCAGGAAGAGGGATGGTATCTCCAAGCAAAGAACTGTCAGCATATCGTTGTGAAAATTCTTGATATGTAAAG